AGTTCGCGACGGCCGTGCTCTCGATGGCCAGGCCATCGGACGCGCCGGGCTGCACAAGGCGGAACTGGCGGACACCGCCAGGGCCGGCGGTGAAGGCCTTGATGATCGCGGGATCGGTCACGCGCTGGTCTCCTCGTTGACGACGAGGCGCACGGCCTCGCGGAAGGTCAGGGTCTGGCCGGCGTCGGCGCGCGCCTTGATGAGCGCGTCGGCCGCGGCCTCGATGGATGCGGGGCTGCCCGGGTCCGCCACGGTGATCGCCGTGGCCGGCGCCGTTTCGCCGAAGGCCACGGCAGGCGGCAGCCGCTCGATGAGCTGGCGCAGCGCGCCGCGCTCGGTCTCCGCCACGTCCGCGAAGGACGCGACCTCGATCGCGTCCGCCCGCGCCAACAGGGCGGCGGCCAGCGGCCGGGCATCCGCCGGCAGCCGCGCCTCGGCCACCATGCGATCAAGGAACGCCGCGTCCTCGGTGGCGCGCATCGCGGCGCGCTCCTCGGCGAATGTGGCGCGATCGGCAGCGAGCCGCTGCTCCTCGGCCAGGATGCGCCGCTCACGCTCTGCGAGCTGCGCCTCATGGGTGGTGTCCGCCACGGGCGGGTCCTCCTGCTTCTGGGGTTCGGCGTAGAGCGGCGTGCCCGCCGCGGGTGGGACAAGCGGGCCGGCATCGGCCAAGGTGTCGATGGTGTCGCGTGGCAGCGCCCGGTCCGCGGCTTCCTGGCCGAACTGCCCGATCAGCATCTCGCGCAGGCTGCGGAACAGCCACGCGACCAGGCCGAGCGTCCAGGTCTCGGACAGCTCGACGACGCCCTCGTCCGATCCGGCGAAGGCGACGGGCTTCAAGCCCTTCACCGCCGGCGGCTGCGCGCCGAGGAACCCGACATGCCGCAGGTACCAGCCGCCGGGCTTGGGGTTGGTGGGGCTGTCCGGCGCGTAGAGCGAGATGGACACACGCTTGAAGCGCCCGGCGTTCACGAGCTCGGCGAAGCCGGGGTCCACCTGGTGCGCGTCCGCGCGCAGCATGCCGCCATCGGCCGTCAGGCCACCGACCCAGCCATAGGCCGGCGCATCGTCGCGCGGGTGGCCGACGACGATCGGCGCCTCGTACAGCGCCGGGTCGTAGGACGCGGCGATCGCCGCCACGTCGCTGTCGGAAAACGCCAGCCGCCGGCCGGACGCATCGACATGGGTGCCCGCGCGGAACACCTCGATGGCCGTCGCCTGCAGGCGCTGATCGCTCTTGCTCTCGGTCGTCATGCGGTGCACGGTAGAGACATGCCGGTAGGCGCTTCAGGCTGACGGCGTTCAGCCCCGGGCCACATCCTGGGCCAGCCCCGACCAAGTGCGCATCGATGCGCACTTGCCCTCGCCAGGGCCCATCCAGCCCGCTGACACGACCGCGCCCCGCGACCCCACCCCGCCAGACCGGAATAAGAGCGCAAAGAGGCCACTAAGAGCGGGGTGCAATCGCCCGGGGGTATGTCGGGTGCGGCCGGCGCCGAAACGCCGCCAGCGGGCTTCCTAGGGGCTCGGGCCCGGGGTGGCGCCGGGGCGGCACTTGGCGTATGGTGCTGCTGCGATCCGATCCCTCCGGCGCCCGTCGCCCACCGCGGAGATCGGCGCAGCTGAGGGTGGGCGGGACGCCCTCAGCGATCCTCTCGACGATAGACGAGCCGGCCACGCCTCTGCGCGTCGATGTACTCCGCTTCGGATGGTCGGAAGGCCGTCACGCCAGACCACACGGCGCGGCTCCATTCGAAGACGACAAACGCCGGCTCGATCATTTGCGCGACGCTGAACCGCGCGACGAAGCGACGCCGGAACAGGAAGCGTGGCCGGTCCGGGCGGGCAATCCTGGCGGGCTCGATGATGTCCCACACCTCGTCGGGGGCGCGGACCGCCTCAGCCAGCAAGAGCACATAGCGCGCTCGGTCGCGCTTGCCGACCTTCAATTCGCCCTGCTGGGTCGTGAACAGGGGGGCGCCGATCAGCAGCGTCTCCCCCGTCACGTCCCGGAACGGCGCCGGCCGCTTCATCGTCGCGCCGAACGCCGAGAGGAAGGCGCGCACATACGCCTCGTCCGGCATCCCCGCCGGCAGGATCAGCGATGCCGGCAGCGCGCGCGGTGGCGGCATGGGCGGCAACGCAGCCCGCACCGCGGCCTGGGCAATGGCGGAGGCAGTGGCGGAGCCGGCTGCCTCCGCCGCGTCCACCAGCGGCCCGGCCGGTGGAGGCTCGGGGATCAGGCCGCGCCAGCGCTCGGCCAGGATGCCGACATTGTGGTTCCAGCCCTCGTCGATGCCGGGCGGCAGCTCGACGATGCGGTTGCCGTCCGGCGTCCGCACGCTGCGCGGCAGGCTGCCGGACGGCGGCGGCGGATCGGTGATGGTGTAGCCGTAGCGGCGAAGATCCCGTTCCGACAGGCTGCGGACGGTGCAGCGGCAGCCCCAGCCGTTCGGCGGGTAGTGCGTCCGCCAGAACTCGTGATCCACCGGCAGCACCGTGCCGTGCCAGCCGCGGTGCTGCGGCCGCGTGCGGTTGTCCAGCACCGCCTCGTAGCGAAGGTAGGGGCGGGCGTCCTTCAGCCGCTGGATCTGCTCCCACCGGCCCGCGGCGTAGGCGGTGCGGAGGTTCGTCTCGAGGATGGTGCGGCTGCGCCACCCGAAGCGGCCGCGCAGCGTCAGGCCCGTGCGGGCCATGATGTCGCGCAGGTCGGCGCGGAACACGTCCAGCGTCGTGCCGTCGGCCAGGGCGCGATCGACGGCCGCGCGGATCTCCTCCAGCGCCTGCATGTCGCGCACACCCGCGACCGCGAAGCTCCGGGCATACTCTGCGGCCGACAGGTCCCGCCAGCGGTCGGTCGGGACGTTGGTCTTGGCGCGCAGGAACCGTATCGCCTCATCGAACGGAACCGGAACGGGCTGCGGCCGGGCCGTCTCAGACATCGTCGGCCAGGTCCGCCCGGCCCGTCAGGTTCGCGACGATCAGCGCCTGCGCCATCAGCTCCGCCAGGCGCTCGTCCCGCGCCTCGCCGAGGATGCCCGCCAGCTGGTCGGCGACCTCCTGCAGGCTGCCGGCGCGCGCGACCAGCGCCTCGATCGCGCGGAACAGCGGGTCCTCGCCATCGAGCATCCCCGCCAGCTGGTCGGCGAGCTCGTCGGCGGCGTCGCGCGGCGCGGCCGGCGGCATGGTCCGGCGGCGCGCGGCCGGCAGGCCCCGCTCGGCGAACAGCCGCGCCAGGTCGTTCGGCGGCGGGGCAGGCTGCGCCACCGGCTCGTAGCCCTCGCCGTAGACATCGGCGATGCGCTGCGCGCTCGGCCGGTAGCCGATGCGAAGCAGGCGCTCGTCCCGCTCGGACGCCGCGGACAAATCGTCCGGCTCGGACACATCCCACCAGAGCCTGGGCGGGGGCGCGCCCGGCATGTTCACCTCGACGATCCAGCGCACGAGCGTCTCGTTCAGCGTGGCGCTGAGCAGATCCGCATCCCCCTTCGTGATCTCCAGCCGGACTGCGTTGTGCACGTCGCCCAGCGCCCGGCTGCCCGACGCGCCGACCTGCGTCGTCAGCGTCTGGCCGAGGATCATCTTCGCGATGTCCTCGTCCATGTAGCGGGCAAGGCCCTCATAGGCGTCGAAGGTGCCGCTGCGCTTGGCTTCCAGGAGCTCGATCACCATGCCCTCCGGCACCGCGACGCCGGCGTCGGTCGCGATCGCCTGCAGCGCGGCCAGCAGCTTCTTCTGCTCGGTCTCCGGCGTGCCGTTCGGATAGCGGCCGAGCGCCGTCGGCTGGCCGAACTTCTCCAGCCCAGACAGCCAGAATGCGACGCCCTGGCGCTTGAAGAACACGGGCCAGAACAGCCGGTGCCCGAGCCCGAGGCCCCAGGGGTTGTCGTAGCGCGCGCCGACACGGTGGATCAGGAACTTCCGCTCGGGCACCGGCTCGCCCTCCAGCGGCTGCGTCCGCGTCAGCAGGCGAAGCGGGTAGCCGATGCGGCCGCGGGAATCGGGCTCGGCGCGGAACGCGAAGCGCCGCGGGTCGCGCGCCTTGGCCGCCACCGGCAGCACCAGGCCGTCCGCCGGTTCCCAGATCAGCTCGACGATGGCCAGGCCCTTCAGCAGCGCGTCGAACAGCGCCTCCGCCAGGCGCTCGACGCCGAGCGAGGACAGCGCGGCGCCGACCATCTCCGCCGCCCGGGCCGCGGCGGGGCTGTCATCGGCCGGATCGACCTCCCATCGCCGGCCGAGCAGCGCCAGCCGCCGCGTCTGCAGCGTGGCGAACACCTGGCCGTCGCGCTCCAGCTCGTCATAGAGCCAGAGCCCCTTGCCGGCGCCGCGCGTGGCGAGCGTCGCGTCCTCGGGCAGGATCCGCTGCCCGAACAGCATGCGGTTGGGATCGGTGTCGATCGTCGCGATCTCGCGGCGGAGATCTGCGGGCGCGCGCGCCATGCTCAGGCTCCCGTGTAATCGGCCAGCCGGCCGGAGACCCGGCGCGGGCCGGTGCTTTGGTGATCCATCGGCACGACAGGCCGCTCGGCCGCCGCGACGGCCAGCGCCAGCGCCCAGGCGCGGTCGGCGTGGCCGTCCGTTTCCCCATCCACGACGAAGCGCGCGACGCCGGTCGCGCCGACGACCTGGCGCAGGCTGTGCAGGTCGGCACGCATCTCCGCGTCGGGGCCGATGCGGAGACGCCGGTCCTGCATCGTCTCCTTCAGCAGGGTCGCGAGGCGCAGCTTCAGCGGCCCGCTGAACTGCACGCCTTCGATCCGCAGCGCGCCATGCCGGCGCTGCGCGTCCTCGACGGGCTTTTCCCCCATTCCGGTCTGGTCCATGCAGACCCGGACCACGCGGTAGCGCTGCATGATCCGGTCAAGCTCGGCGTCCTGGGCGGCGAAGGACATGCGGCGGGCCTGCACGCGTTCGCGTTCCCACAGCACGTCGCCGACCTGTTCGAGGGCCACGACCACGAACAGGTCCCGCCGGCGGCCGATATCGATGCCGACATAGACGGGCCCGCCCTCGTAGCCCTCCGGATCCGCGGCGCGCTCGTGCTGCACCGTGTTGATCAGGTCGTAGGACAGCCAGGCCGCGGCTTCGTCCAGCCACTGCAGCTCGTACTCCTGCGCCCAGGCGTCGGGGTCCGACAGGCCCGCGCGCAGCTCTGCGATGTCGCGCGGCAGCCCGTCCGCGACCGCGCGGTGGATGTCCACGACGTGGCGCGACCAGGCGTCATCGCCCGCGGTCATCAGCTCGTAGAACTTGTTGCCCTTGCCGTTGGGCGTCGAGGTGATGCGGAGCTTGAGGCCGGGCGCCGAGATCACCGGGAACAGCGCCTTCCAGATCGCGCGGCTGTCCTGGTGGAAGGCGAACTCGTCTAGGAACACGTTGGCCGAAAACCCGCGCGCGGTGTCCGGGTTGGCCGGCAGCGCCGTGATGCGGCTGCCGCCGGGCAGCTCCACCTCCAGCGCCTTGACCCGCGTCTGGCCCTCGACGAAGTCGTAGTCCATCTCCGTCAGGCCGAGCCCGTAGGCGCGCGCGTGCTTCTTCACGCCCTCATCCATCGCCTCCTTCGCCTGGCGCTCCCCGCGCGACAGGATGACCCAGCGCCGCCGCTGGCCACCAGCGGCGAGCGCGCGGTAGCAGTCGTCCACAATTTCGAGGGTGGTGGTGAAGGTCTTGCCGGTCTGGCGGGCGAACATGCCGATCTTGAAGCGGCTGGCATCGGCCAGCCACGCGCGTTGGTAGGCGTAGAGCGGCAGGGCCGGGGCGGTCACGCCACTGGCGCCGCGCCGCCGGGCGCCGGGCGCGCCTGGTCGCAGGCGGCGTAGCCATGCTTCAGCAGCAGATCCGCGAGGTCCGAGGCTTCGCGCGGCGTCAGGACGCATTCCACCACGACCGCGCCGCTGACGATGCACGCCAGCACCACATGCTCGTCCTCCACGACCACCTCGATGCTGGTCCCTTCCGGCGGTGGCGGCGGCGGTGCGGCCACGCGGGCCGCCAGGTGGTGGATGTGCAGGGCGGAGCCGAGCGCGGCAAGCGCGCAGATCACCGCGACGGCGACGATGGCGGCCTCAGGCATGGCCCACCTCCGGCGGCGATGCCGCCAGCCGGCGATGCAGCAATGCGCCGCGGCGCAGCGCATCGGCCAGCAGCTCCGCCTCCTCGGCCGAGAGCAGCACGCGCGAGCCGACGCCCGTCGCGGCTTCCTCCGCGATCAGCACGACGCCCGCCCTGACCGAGCGCACCGCCAGCCGCACCGCGCCGCCGGCGCTTTCGTCCGCGTCGAGCTGCTCGTCGTCGGTCATGCGGCGATCCTCCCCGCCGCTCATGCGGCGATCCCCCCCGCCGCTCATGCGGCGATCCCGTAGATCTGCTCGCGGATGGTCGCCAGCGCCTCGGGCGACAGGCGCATGCGGCCTGCCTCGGCCTCGCGCTCGATCGTCGCCGCGGCCGCGTCCGCGCGCGCCTTCGTCTCCGCCGCGAGCTCGGCGCGCAGCCGCGCCTTGACCGCGTCCACCGACGCCAGGTCCTTCACCGCCCGGGCCAGCAGCGCCAGGTCCTTCGGCTCTGCGGCCTCGGTGTCGGCCATGGACTGGAAGGCGATCGTCTTCAGCATCTCGGCCAGCAGACGGCCGACGTCGCTGTCCGGGTTCTCCGTGAACTGGGCCATCCAGCGGCCTGCGATCTCCTGCGTCTCGCGGTAGCGGCGGAGGCTCTGCTCCATCCCTTGTGCGTAGCGCCCGACGGCCGAGCGCGACGCGTCGCCGCCATGCGCGCGGATCAGCGCGACCAGGTCATCGATGGTGGCGCGGCCGTCGCGGATGGCGGCGTCCACCGCCTCGCGGATCCGCGGATCGAGCCGCGCGACGGAGGATCTGCGCGGCATCAGTCGCCCGCCCGCGGGCGCTTGACGCCGGGCACCACCGCCCGCCCCTGCGCCACGTCCTGGCCGCGGCCGGTGATGGTGGCGACCGACAGCGTCCCGGCGATGACGGACAAGCGCAGCAGCCCGACTTCGGCCAGCCACGCCAGGTCGGACCGCAGCAGGTCCCGGCCGACGACGTGGCCGACCCGCTCGATCGCGGCGTGCAGGAGGCTTTCGTTGGCGGCGTAGCCGGGCGCCGCGTCCAGGACGCGCAGGATGGCCAGGCGCCGGTCCTCCGCCAGGTGCTGGTCCCAGCTCATGTAGCGGCGCCGCCCGGCGGCAGCCGCCGCAGGTATTCGTCGATGAGCTCGGTCTTGCGGGCCTGCGCGCGGAGGAGCTGGTTCGTGCCTTCCAGCGTGGCTGCGAGCGCCCGAAAATCGCCGCGCAGCGCCTCGATATCGAGGGCGAGGCGCGTGATCCGATCGCCCGTCGGCAGCGCCTCGACCCGCTGCTCGACCCCGAGGACCCGGCGATCGACATGCGCGATCTGGTCCGCCAGGTCCTGCACCTGGCGCGCGGTGGCGCGATCCGCGATGAGGGCGTGGACTTGAGCGCGGAACGCCCAGGCCCCCAGCGCCAGCATGAGGCTGACAGCCAGGGCGATCAGGCCCTGATAGGGCTGCAGGTTCTCAAGCATGGGCGGGTGCCAGCGCCATGAAATGCCCCTTGCGGTCCGCGTGTCCGGGGGGCACTGTCGCCGCTCGGGCGGCGAAATCGCAGGCTGACGGGTGTCAGGCTGTGGGGGGGTGGCCCCGGGGCGTACCCCGGGGCCGTGGAAAGGGAGGGTCAATCTGTTCCCCCCTTTGCCGGTTCGAGACGGCGCCTAGGCCCCGCATCACGCAGCCCTAGACGTTGTTCGGCTGGTAGCGCTGCGTCGCTTGGTGTAGCGCGTCGTCGAACTCGTCCAGGATCAGCCGGATCAGCGCGTAGAGCGCGCCGCCCGACATGTCGATCGGCCTGTCGCCATAGACGACGAGCAGGCTTTCCAGCCC